GGCCACCGGGTTGTCCACCAGACCTTTTGGAAGGATGAGTGTGCCAACCCCACTTCTGAGGGCATCAGGAAACCCAAGCGTCCCATATTTGTGGGCCCCCTGTACTTTAACCTCTTGATGAGGGAGTACTTGTTGTCACTCAATAGGACGATGGCGGCCTTCCCCTTCGTTTTCCAGCAGGCAGTTGGTTTTGATTCATCATCGCAGCAATGGGCTCAAGTTTATGATTACGTCTTTGGTACCGATCGTGGAAATCTGGTGTTTGACGGCGATTACCGCAAATTTGATAGGGGCCTATTGCAGGAGGTGACTGATGCAGTTCGTTACTTCATATTGACGTTGTGCATCAAGAGCCAGAATTATGGTGAGAAGGACCTAATTATGGTTAACAATCTACTCAAATGTGCTACTTCGCCAGTCGTTAATGTCTTCGGGACAATTTATGGGTTCCGGAGTGTCAATACTTCAGGAAATCCTTTGACGACTCAGATCAATTGCATTGCCAACAATATTTTGATTTGGTATGTACTGAAGAAGAAGTACAGTAGTCTCAATTACAGCGATGTTCAGTTGCTTTACAAAAATCATGTCAGGGCGATGACTTATGGTGATGACAACATTATTGGATGTGTACATCATTCAGAATATGGACAGGTGATTTCTTGTGTGGATATGCAAAATTACCTTAAAGGCATCATTGGTTATACTGATGCTGCCAAGAGTTCAGTTGTTGAACCCTATTCCCCTCATGATAAGATCACCTTGCTCGGCAGATTCTTTATCGAACAAGATGGCGTGATTTTTGATAAGTTTGAGCTGAAGAGGTTGTGGCGCATGCTTTTAACCTACAGAAGGCGCAAAGGTGTTACTGTCCAGTCTACCCTTAGGGATATTTACGATAGTGCCCTTTATGAGCTTGCTAGGTATGATGAAGCCCTTTTCAACGAAATCAGGGATCTGCTGATTGTTGGACTGACTAACCTTGAAATGGAGACTAGAGGCATTTCTCGCACTAGAGATCAGATAATCAACGCATATTTTCGGAATAATCATGGGCAGGAATTGAACTACAACTTTTACCGTGACAGACTTATGGTCCACAATGCACGTGGTTTTATGGAAGACCCGCGTTTCATGGAATGTTGTCGTTCTGGAAAACATTATGAACTGCAAAGTGGCGAATGTCAACCTATGGTCCAACTCCCAGTCAACTATACGGCAGCTGACCTCCGTTGTTTGCGGCTTCAGGAATTGTCCAAAGTGCCCTTCCATTCAGTTTGTGATCAATCGACTTGGTGGTTTGAGGAATGTGCCACGGCACTTATTCTTCTCAAACTTTGGGCAACTCTCTTCTTGTTTGTGGCTTATAAAGCACAATTCCCAATCGTTTTACACTATTGTGTTAGGCATCGGCCCCTACTTGTCCCGGGTAATTTCTGGGGCATGGTTTTGGGGTGGTTATGGGTTATGGCAAGTGAGGGTTTTGTCAGTGCCACTATGCAATAAAAAAAAAAAAAAAAAAAAAAAAAAAAAAAAAAAA